TCCAGCGGATGCTGTTGGATACTCTTTTACGATCAATTTACCAGTCGTCTTAGATTTTACACGACCAATACGTGTTTCGTATGTCGCTTTAGGCACCTCTTTCAGTTCATCAATCGTCAAGTCAAGTAGATTTGCGTCAATCCTTTCAGCGATTCTCTCTTCAGCCATCTCCATTGTGATGTACAGAACATTCAAGCCAGCAGTCAGATTAGCAGCCGCACAGTGTGTCATGAAAAGAGTTTTACCGACACCAGTGCCAGCAAGAGCAATAGACAAAGACTTTCTGGACAAACCACCTTTGGTGATTTGATTGAACAGGTCTAGATCAAACGAAATCTTATCTTCTTTGGCATGATAAAAATCGTAACGCTCTTCATAGTTATCAAGATAATCGTGACCAACATTGTTATCAAAAGACACACCCAATGCGTCTGAAAGCATCTTAGGAATAGAGCCTTTATCAAGACTTTTGTGTTGGCCGTCTAGAACAAGAATAGATTCACGCACAGCATTGTAAATGGCTTTGTCCTGACAAAACTTTTCAGTTTTATCAACGATCCAATCTAGGTCTGTCTTATCTTCATAGTTGAGATTTGAGATTGTGTTAGATACTTCTTTATACTGTTCTTCGTTTAGATTGTCCTTTTCATCTATAGCAATGCGCAGGGCCTCCTTAGTAGGAAGCCCGTTGTATTTTTCAATGTAGTTTAGGATTTCTTTGAATACTATCTTTTGTGAGTTGTTATCAAAGTATTCGTCCTTTAGAAATGGTGTAACTTTTCTGGCGTATTCTTCGTTGTATACTAGTCCAGATAAGATTGTACTTTCAATCAATCTTCATCTCCTGTTTCTACTTCTTCTTTCAATAATTCGGATCGTCCAATTTGATAACGATCTTTGACGAATTCTTGGAAAGATTCACTTTCAATTAGCGGTTTCCAGAATGAATGCGAATTCGTATCTTTAGCACGATACTTTTTATCTTCTATTTCACCAGTTTCTGGGTCAATTTTAGAATACCATCCCACAGAAGGTTTAACGACAAAATTACCTTCGATGGCAACCTCAAGTAGGCCAGACCATTTGTTTATACCTCCATCAAAATGTACTATAAAGGGAAATTTAGATTTCTCTCTTACGTATCTGGACTTTTCAATGTTGATAGTAAACTTATACCCCTTTAGGTCTGCACCTTCTTTGTCTTGGGCCTTAGAGATGATAAAAACTTGATTTGCAGAATACATACCACCTGTCCCACCACTCATCACAGCTTTACTATACAACTCCATAGTTTGATAAGTGTGATTAATTGCAACACATGGTATGTCTTTCGTCGTGAGATTGGGTGTAACGATTCTCCACAGCGATTTCATCACTTTGGCGCGAGACATGTCCGCGACAGATTTTCCATCTAAGGCATCTTCAACCTCTTTTTTAGATGCCAAATTACCAACGGAGTCAATAAAGATTATAACTTTGTCGCCACGTTCTATAGATTCTAATCTTTTTGAGATGTCAAATTTCAGTTGCTCCAAGTGTTCTATTGGTATGTGTAGTACGCGAGATGGGTCGATACCATTTGTCTCAACATAGCTTGGAGTTGTTCCAAACTCAGAATCGTAAAATAAGCAAACGGCATCAGTATGCGCTTTCATGTACGCCTTAACCATCATGAGACCTAAAAGTGTTTTAAAACTTTTGGATTCTCCAGCGAGAAACGTTAAACCCGATGTTAGTCCACCATCAATTTGACCAGATAAAGCCATGTTGATGATAGGTATCTCAGTTGGCACACTATCTTTTACATTAAAATAAGCCGATTCTGATAGAATTGACGTGTGCTTAATGGCACCAGACTTCATCAGTTTATCCATTAGTGACATCTGTATTTCCTTTCACAATTTTCCATTCAGCAAACCTATCTGAGTTTGAGTTTACTCTATAGGTCATAGTTCCAGCACTAACGCCGTAGTGAGTTGCAGCATCTCCCATACTATCAAATAACCCATCTGGTGTCAACACCATTTTTTGTAAATTTTTAGCATGTAGTTTTCTGTACTCG